CCCGTCGCCGTCAACGCAGCAGAAGCGCTTAGGGCGGCGCTACCGGTCTTTGTGCCGATCCTGGTGCCAACTGCGACGATCGTGGCGGTACCGGTGATCGACGCCGCACCCCTCGCAACCTTGCGGCCCGTAGCGGCGAGTGTGGCGGTACCGGTGAGCGACGCCGCGCCTGTGTGGGTGGTCCCCCCGCCGCCGCCAGCCGCACGGAGAGCGATGGTGACGTTCTGCCAGTCAGCGACCCCGGAACCGTTGCCCGTGTGCGTCCACGATCCGGGATCTTCGAGCGCTGCCGTTCCGGCGTCAAGCAAATAGGCCCCGTAGTTGTAGCCGCGGTGAGAGCCTGACCCGCGGTCGATGCCGACGTTCAGGGTGTATCCCGACGGGGCACCGAACGCCGAAAGGTCGTCGTGTGACTGGCCGCCGAACACAACAATCGCGCAGTTGTCATTGACCGTAGTGATTGTCGGGAGCGGCGGAGTTTCGTCGTTCTCGCCGCCGTTGCTCGTTGTGGTCACATCGAACGGAGTAGTGGTGTCGACACCACGAAACACGGCAATCTGGACCGTGTGAACGGTGCTGACGTCGACAGTGAAAACCGGGTCTGTCTCAGATGACGACGTGGCCTTCTTGTACCACAACGACCACGACGTGTGGCGACCGTCGGTGTTGATTTCGTCCTGGTAGAGGTTCGTCCACCCGGTGGCGGTGATGAGCGCAGTTGTCGGGGCATTCGTCGCGTCGCACCACATGAACGCCAACATAAAATCGTCGGCGGCGTGGGTTGGAAGCGTCGGCGTGAGGTTGTTGGTGTTAAGACCCTGCTCGTCAGACGAAGAGCCGACATGGGTGATAGCCATGTCAGCTGGAGTGGAGATTTGGAACGCCCCGATGTCGATATCGCCGTTCGTCGTCGGTCTGGAGTTCCCTGCGATGTCGGTCGAGAAGTCCTGGCGCGAATCGCCCTCTGAGCCCTGCCGGTCGGTGCCGTTCCCGAGCAGGAGGTTAGATCCTGCGCCTGTCGCCTCGACGGGTGTGAAGTCCTCTGAGCCTCCCGTGATGTTGGCGAAGATCGCTGCGCTCGCGGTGGTCGTGACCGTGGTGACTCCGCCCGTGCTGACGTCCCGCCAGCTAGTGATCGATCCTGCGTTCTGTGCTGAGTACCCGTCGCTGTCCTCCCAGCAGTTGTGAGACCCGTTATCGGTGATGTTGGACGTGCCGTCGTTATCGCCGTTCCACGTACCGCCGCCATAGTCGAAGCCCGAAGCGTCGGAGTCGAGAAGAACGTTGTTGTAGATGTGAGTCGTCGCTGTGGCGGAGTTCTTCGACTCGACTCTCAGCGCACCATTTGCGTACGACGCCCCGATGCCGCCGCAGCCCACGACGGTGTTGTGCTCAACGTAGATAGTGATGTCGTCAACGTTGCTTGAGGAAGTGTCACGGATGTAGATCCCGACTTCTCCGAAGTCGTACACGACATTGTTGTCAATGAACGCCGTTGACGTGCCGCCGTCGTTGCGCCCGACATAGATGCCAGAGTCGGATGTCGACACCAGCCCATGAATCACGTTACGGGAGATGACCACCCCCGTAATCCAAGGGGCGACGGAAACGCCGTGATATGCGCCCGTCTGCTCGATCTCCAGGTAGCTGAGAACCGTGTAGTCCTCAGCGATGTATACGGCCTCGCCCGCGCCAGTCTTGATGCGTGCGTGGCCGGTGCCCTGAACCCCGGCGTGCCGGTTCGCTGACGCTGCCCGAAGCTCGATGTAGTTCGTCGCAGACGGGGTTCCCGTGACCGTGTCGATGTCGACGGCTTCGGCGTATTCCTCGTTATCGGAGACCTCGACAATCCACTTACCCGACGTCACGTTCGCAGCGTCGACAGCGGTCTGGATCGTCGAGTAGTCGCCGCCCGTCTTCTTGACGGTCTTCGTCGTATCGGCCATCAGCCCGCACCTTCGGGCCGGGCCGCTCCCTCTCCGTCAGGGTGGTCCTTGTCGAACCGGACCCGCTTCGCTTTGTGTTCCGACGCTGCAACAAACTCCGCATCGGTGACGGACGCGTAACCGTCGTCCCGTAGTGCCGCCCGAGCCGAAGCGGGCAGTTCCGAGATGTTGACCCGCCACCGATACCGGGCCACCTTCACCTGAGGCGTGACGTTCGGGTCTGCCCCCATCTCAAACCATATCTCCCACTCCGGGTCCCCCACCCTAGCGTCGCGCATCTCTCGTCGGCCCTGTCGGAACATGCGACGAATACGATCTAGCGACAGTCCACGGACGTGCAAAACCAGAAAATCGTCGGGGAAGTCATCCGGCTCGCCGCCCTCAGCAACAAACCGGCGCTTGTCCTCCAACCGTCCCCACCGGTGACCGTCGCTTTCGGCCTCCCGGATGTCGCCTCGTTTCGGTTGAGCCGGGCCGGGATGGCTTTTGCCCTGGAGAAGTAGTTCAGGCATCGGCCCCCTCCTCCATCAAGCGAACGTGATATCGAGGTCACCCGCAGCGATCTCAAAATCGTCGCCCGCCGTCACCGCAACCGACGACGTGAGAGCGCCGACAAACAGGCAGTTGCCGGCGGTGGACGCGTCCCAGATCGAGATGTGCGAATACGTCTCCGTGGTGGACACTGACGACCAGGTGATGGCGGCGTCGTTGTCGGTCGTTCCCGACGCAGCAGCCGAGAACGCGCCGGTCACGACGCGGGTCGTTTCCGTCGCAGCGTTGGCGGTGCCGGCCTCGCCAGGGTCGCCGGTGTGCAGCTTCACGTACACGTTCGTGGGGGCGGTGAACGAACCCGTCCCGAGCGCGTGGTCGAGGAGTTCGTTTTCGAGGTAGTCGGACATTGCGGTCATGAGGTCTCCCCTTAGGGTTGGTTTTAGGTAACGGTTATTTTGAATACACTGTTGGTTGCAAATGTGATTGTGAAATCACCATTAGTAGATACTTCATCGCCATCAAAATCAATCCAGCCGATCAACGGAGACGAAGCAGCCGTGTCACTGACGTTCTTGTAGATGATTGCATAACGAGCGGTGATCGTGGAGCTAGACCACGTGACATCGGCAGCGTCGAAGCGGACTTCGTTGCTTCCAGCGTCATAGGTGATTGTCTTAGTGCCTAAAGTTTCACCAAAAGCCGTATAACCAGTACCGACAACCTCGTTGGTAATGTCGTCAAAGAATTCGTGTGTGTCCTGTAACGGCGTGTAAGAGTTGGTACAAAGTGCAATCTCGATTGTATCGTTAATCCAATCAATAGACTGTTCAGCGATCTTCTCAATGCCTAAACCGTAGAGTGTGTGTGTAACTGCCATTTAATTAATCTCCTAATTAAAGTATTTTTGTTGCGTAGTAGGCCTATTATGCCTTAAATTCAAAGAACTAACCTTTATAGTAATTACGTACCAACCGATTTGGATATCGTAACTCTATATTTATAACCTTCTTCAAAATATCCATAACCATTAGTTGTATAAACTGTAGTCGTAGCTGGTGTTGCAGCTTCTGGATATAAGTCATAGGAAGGCAAATCAATATAGGCCCATGGCTCATCTGTATCTAAGGATATGACAGCGTTCAATGTTTCCCATCGAGCAGCTTGTCGTGATATAAGCTTTCTTTGGACTGTTATGAATTGGCTATTCAAAAAACTCGCTGATGGAGTTGTTGAAAACTTAACGATTATTCTTCCGTTATTGTAATTAGGTTCTATATACCAATCATAATTTTCTGGATCAGTTGAATCAATATAAAAATTGAGATTAGATTGAGTAATCTCTTGGACTGACTGATAAATGTTTCTCTTTACGGATAGATCCTGAATCTGAACTATCGGCGGCACAGCGGGTAGATTGTCATCATAGGTGTTGTCATAAGCGGCTGGTGTGGTGAACGTGCAGTTCGAATCTGCCGCTATGGAGGCTCCTGAAGCGTCGTAAAGCCCATCTATTGTAAGAGTATATGTAGTCGAGGCAGTGAGCGTCCCTGTCTTTATGAACAGGAAAAGCTCTCTGGCTATTGAATTGAACTGTGTCGAATCGGTTACATCAATCGGAACGAAAGGGTCCGTAAGTACAACGGGGGTCGCATCATTTGACGTCAGTGTGAAGGCCGAGTTGACAATGGACGCTGCATGAACAGTTTTCAAGAACTTCAGATAGATATAAGATACTTCAGTATTCACTGAGCTATTCTGTACAAGTGTAGAAACTGTCATATGAAATATCCTTGTAATTAAAGCGATCTGGATTTATAGTAATACCCAGAAACGCAAAAGGGAGGAGCCGAAGCCCCTCCCCTGCAAAATATGTAACAAAGAATCCGTATCAGGAAGCTTCGTTGGTAACTTGCACTTCGTAGCTGCGGACCAGATCGACATTCTTAGCCACGGTAATACCCTCACCGTCACCGAGCATTACGATATCGTAGCGCTCCTTCATCTTAAGGGAACGAATGTCACGAGTAGGATCATCAAACTCGTCAACCGTCATGTCATCCTTAGCGAGAAGGACGCCGACTTCGTTGCGATCAATCAGGAACACATCCGAAGAAGCGGGAGTGCTTCCGTCGGTTGCCGCAGCCGTGAAGTTCACGAATGGGGAGACGATAACGTTGAGGCCCAGAGGAGCTGATGTGTTAGCCACACCATCACGTGAATCTACGTTATAGCCCCAAGCGGATGCCTGGAGTGGGCCACCAGCGTGGAATGCAGCGTCCTTAAGGAAGATGCTCCACATCAGTGGGTGCAGGATAAAGTCTGTAGGAACGTGGTTCTCAGACATTAGAACTGCAGCCATATCAATTACGTCATCCCAGTGGAGGGAATCGTTTGCGACACCATTGATGTCAAGACCGGACGTATCAGCATAAGCGCCATCATCGTTATCAAAAACGATTGTAGCTGCATCAGCAAAGCGGGAAAGAGCGATCTGCTCCTTGAGCCTTGCCATAGCACGGCCAGCCGCGCGAACATGTAGACCGACAATGTCCCAAAGAGAATCAGCGATAACTTCTTCAGTGAAGCTAACCCTGACACCTTTCTTCGAGACCTTGCCCTCTACCTGCTTTGCGAAGGCGAGTGCTTGCTCGGGGAATTCCTGACCTTCAGGAATTTCCGCTGCTTGGATAGCGTTTACTGCTGGGAACTCCATTGAACGACCCTTACCAAGGCGCACGACCGAAAGA